ATTTTTTTTGTGACGTATCCTGCGACATATCTGTATGTTTCCGGCACTGCCTGTGCTATCTGTATTTGACCCATGCCCCATATTTTTTCTAGCCATTTACTTGTGAAATATCCGTTGTGTTGTGTCTTGTATAGGTGCTCTAGATCTGTTGGCTGCCATCCATATAGTATCATATGGTAGTGTGGCCTTGCTGTCTGTTCTCCATACTCTCCTGCCACAAAATATCGTAATTTGCCCTTGTAAGCCTTTCTTAGACGTTTTAGGAATTTTTGAACGTCAGTATATAGTAACGTTTGTACGCTTTCTGGTGCCTTCTCTCCCGTTTTCCAGACGTATTGCACTTTTCGCATGATTTCGCCTGTGTTTACAATCATCCCTGGTACATGATCATCGTTATATGTTAGTGTGATAAACCACACTTCTTCTTTCGGATAGTCTCGTGCTTCTAATTCTATGCGTGTTGTCCAGTCCTCTCTTTGCCTTATTCTGCATCCTATGCACTGTCCGCATGGTATTAACATGACATTTTTTCTGTACATTAAATCTTCATATTTTAGCTGTTTTCCGCAGACTTGAGAAAAACGGGCAAGTGAATACACCTGCCCGCTTATTTCTTTGTTGTCAGGGTTGTACAGCCTTATCAATGGCTTGTAACATCCCATTAGTACCCACTACCTCCTCCGCCGTGTTCTTTTCCTTTTTTGCTTATGTGCGTCTTTGGCGCATCTGGTACGGTTTTTTCTGTCTTTTGCATTTGTTTGTAGGTTTTGAGCAGATCTTCTGTTAGCTGCTTTGGGCTGCTGTAGCTTGTGCTCATTTGGCTGCCCACGGCTTCTGCGAGTTGATACCATTGGCTTTGGCTTTGCGATTTGCTGTAATAGCTTGTCGGCACGTTTCCGCTCATGGTTGATACGCCCAGGGCGCTTGACGATGGCATTCCCATACTTGCTCCTGTAATGGTCGCACCAGCTCCGCCTGGCGTGCTTGCTCCTCCGTTAGCAAATGCTAAAATAGGATTTAAGCCTGCTTTTTTCATGTCCTCTACTGCACGTTGATAGCTTGTGCTGCTCATGCGCTCTTGGAAGTTTCTGTTTGCCAGTGCTTCGGCACTGTTGTAATTCATTGCGGCATTTTGCTCGATATGGTTATAGATTCCTTGCTGAATCGCTCCTAGTGTGTTGTACCCCATCTGCATTAACATGTTTTGACGGTTTGTTTTGCTTTGGAATGCGTTTTGTCCACCTTGCCAGCCATAGAAGCGGTCTAGATAGTCCATAATCTGTTTATCGTTTGTGCCGCCTTCACTGCTTGAGCTGCTTGCTCCTCCCCCTTGGCTTTGGCTTTGGTTGTATCCTTGGCTTTGGCTTTGGCTTTGCTGCCCGTATAGTCCTTGTAAACCTTTTCCCGCCAGTGTCATTGCTCCTGTGACTAATTGCGGATTTGCTGCTGCCCATTGTAAGCCTTTTGCGGCTATTCCACCGATTGCTGATAAAACGCTCATTTAAAAATAGCCCGGATTTCTCCGGGCTTCCTCCTTTCTTACAGTTTGTACAAGCCCGGTACACTGTACAGCGGCATACAACGTGTGGTCTTGTTTGCTACGCGGATTGCTCCAAAGAACTGGTCTTCGTTCTGTACGATGAGTGTTCTTGCAATTTCTGTTTTGCCTTCTGCCATCCACTCCTGTGACAGCGTTGGTACTGTAGAGTAGTTGTCTGCATAGTGCCAGAAATCCAACGTGCCGGTTGCGTTGCTTCGCATGAGGCCGCTTACCCGGTTTGGCTTCATTCGGTAGTCCGCCCATGCCTCTTGATAGCCGAACGTTTCTTCATCTTTTGCCGTGCCGGTCAGCATGATTTCCTTTTTCTTTACGGGCTGTTCGCCTAGATTTGCAAACTGCGGCACATAGTAGTCCAGGCGGTCTTTTCTGCTCCAGAATCGCTCAAGTCCCTGCTGGTATGTTCTGTTGTGACGTACGCACATTACACCGATCACAAATCCGTGTTCCTCAAAGCTCTTTGTAAAGGAGCTTTCGTTGATAGGTGTTACTGACATTGCGCCCGTTTCGCCAATTGGCGTATCGTTTGCGTTCTGCTGTCCGCTTGTCTGCACGATTTGGTTCATGTTGACGTGGTAGCGTCCTCCGCCGAGGTATTCGGGAATCTGTACCGTTTTGTCGCTGATTGTTACATCCCACAGTGCTTGTACCTGTTCACGGTATCTGCTACCGCCTCGTGCCATTGCTTCATAGTACTGCTGGACGGCTACTGCCTTTCGCAAGTCGTTGATAGTTGCTGCAGTTACGCTGCTAAGGTCTGCGCCAAGGTATGCTACTCCGTGGTCTTCGCCAGTTCCGTCTCCAATGTTTAAGTATGCTGCGCCGTTATTTCCGTCTTGTGCGATTGCATACAGTCTATCTTTGACGTTGCCCGCGTTTGTGCTTCCGTCAAAAAAGCTGTTTGCATAGATTTTTGTTTTGTCTGTGTAATTTTTGTCTGTGTATCCCGTCACCATTGCATTTCCACTCAATGGCAGCGTTACTTCCGGTCCTCGCTGCGGATAAGGCAAACAGCTTGAGAAGTAGTCATGAAAACGGTTGACTGGAAGACATCTTCCGCCCTTGCATGCTTCTTGCAGCGTTAATTCTGCAATTTCTACAGGTGACACTTGGTCTTGGTATGTTACACTTTCATCGTCATCCATTTCTATAGCTGCATTTCCTACGTTTTGGTCTCTGAAAAATTCGTTCCAAATTTTTACGTAAGCTCTTATGGGCAGCGCATTGACTTCGAATTTTCCTTTGTTGTCTTTTGCCACTTTTGTTGGCACACCCATGTAGTCCAGAATGCTTTTTTCGATTGGTAATGCGGTCTGGCCTTTTGCTTCGATTTTGATAGTCGGTACACTGTATGTCTTTGTCGGCATCCATGGCTTACTGTCCACTTCTCCCATGAACTGTTTGAAGTTTTTCCACAGGATTCGGTTCGGACAATAGAAGTAATAAAAATCGATAAACGCATCGTCCATCACTGGATATTTCGGTGTGGTCATGCGGATGATTGCGCTGGTGTCTATTTGGAATGTGTCTCCCGGCAGCACCTCGTCTACAAAGAATGGAATGAGCTTGCCGCTGTCGAACGTGGTTAGGATTGTCTGGTCACGGTTGAATCGTGTTCGGCTTGCGTGCATTTGTGGTACTTGTAAGAAGTGTCTTTCGTTGTTTCTGTTCATTCTGCCGTTTTACTCCCTTCCGCTGATTTTTCTTTCTGTGCTTTGCTCTGTTCTTCCAGTTCTTTGATCTTCATTGCGTTTACCTGGGCGGTCGCAATCATTTGGTGATACTCGTGGATGTTTTGCGGCCATTCGGTTATATCCATTTCTATTCCATCCATAACGCCTTTTTCAAGGCTTTTCAGGAATTCCGGGTCGAAACTTGCCTTTCTGACAATGTTTTTGATATCACATTCGTCTGCATAGCTTTCAATTTCCTGCTGGATGTCGATTGGTTCGGTCTCTTGCAGCACTTTCTGTCCTTTTTCGTCCTTTGTCCAGACGTATTGTTTTCGGTATTTTTCTCCTGATTCAGAAAAGAGGGGCAATCGCCCCTCTTCGTATCGTTTATTCATTCGGCTTACCCTCCCAAATTTTTTCCTTGCCGTTAGAAAATTCGCCGGACTCATCGTTGAATGCTGCTAACTGGTAGCCGATATAGTCCTGCGGACTCTGCCCGATGAAGGTTTTTTCGTCTTTTGCCATCGTGCTGCACATACGCGCAAACGTTCCGTTGTTTTTGCTTTCACCTACCCATGCGTAGCATTTTGCTACGTTGTCCCAAATGCCAAAATACAGATGTTCCATTTTTTCTCCTTTTTTTACAGTCGGATGCCGCCCCGCATGGGTTTCTGGCTGAGGTTGATGGTTTTGGTCTTGCGTGCTGTTACGTTGAACAATCGGCGGTCTTTTGCGCCGTTCATCTTCTTACGATGCTGTGCCATTGTTGTACTCCCTTCTGATCAGTTCCATTTCGATTGCGTTTGCAAAACTTTTCATCTGCCATATTTCGTCAAGCATAATTTTTGCATCTTCCATGTCGCTTAGCTTTCGCAGCATTTTATATCCAGCGTTGATTTCTTTGTATTTTTTTTCTAGAAGGCGTTTTAGTGATTCTTCGGGCTGGTCCCTTATGTTCCATGTTTTGTACATTATGGTTTACTCCTTTTCTTTTTCGTTGATGCTATCATGCAGCGCATGATAGATTTCGTCAAGCTTTTCTAAAATCTGCATCATGATTCGAATTGCCTGCTTGACGTCTTTAATGGAAATAAGTGCCATGTTACACCCCCTTTCTGTATTTGTTTGGTCGTGTATCAACGTGCACCCAACTTGCGTAGACGATGATACCGCATTCGTTTGGAATAATTCTATTCAGTCTGTTAGCAATTTCTTTTGCGGTCATTCCTTCAATCCGAATGTCCGCTGCCATACCGCGCATATGGTAGCTGTATTTTGCTCCATCGCATTTTTTGTTCCACTCTGGTGTTCTGTATCCGCTGGTTATGTACACCGGCTTTCCGACTTGGTTTCTGAGGATGTCCAGAATAGCTACAAGGTGCGTATCTATGAAAACTACTTGCGAATCGTCTCTACATGCGAATTCTTTTACTTTGAAGTATTTTCCAACGTTCATGTTTTTGTCTGTGTCCATGATATAGCATTGGATGGGCATGTTATTCACCTCTCTTCATTTCGGATTTTACCATTTTTTTTACTGTTTTGTCAATGTTTTTTTGGTTTGAATGGCGCTTTAGCGCCTTGCCGTGTGGAGCGTATGCGGAACTCGGCTTAATCCATTCCTTTTTAGCGCTGTGCGCGTTTATGCCGTTCTATTATATAACTTGTTGTAGTCGTAGTAGTAGGCTCTGTTGAAAAGTTGAATAGTGTTAAATTTTAACGTTGTTACTTAATTTATTGCTTTAAAACTCTGTTGAAAGTTTTGTTGAAAACTTGTTGAATTGTTGAATGTTCGTCATTATGATGGATTTTATTGTGCACTTTTATGTTGAAAACCTGTTGAAAGTGTTGAAACTGTTGAAAACTAATTTGCGCGCGCATGCGTGCGCGTTACGCGCGCGCGTGCGTGCGCACCGGCAGCCCCCTTGCTAGGGGGCGCTGACGGAAGGGGGTAGGCCGATAGGCCTACCCCCTTTTTTCGCTGATAACTGATTAACTGATTTACATGGAGCTTGATGTCTACTATCATCCCCCCTTCTAGGGGGGATAATAGAGGGGTTTGCCAAGTACTTACTTGATAGGTACTTGGCTAGGTGACACCGTTAGAGTGTCCCCTTCTTCTTCATTTGCTTTTTGATAATTCTTTCTTTTGTTTCGCATTGCTCTGCAAAGTCTGCGCTTTCATATTTTAGCCGATTTTCTGCTATGGCTGCAGCCTGTCTGTTTTGTTTAATTCTCCACAATCTTTGTGGATTTTCGGCTTCCATTATTTTTTCATAATAACGCGGTATCTGTGCTTGTTTTCCGTTTGTACATTGGATGTACCCTTGTCTCCATATTTCTTTTTTGTGTTCTTGGTAATATTGATCTCCCAGTCCCGGTTTAAGGCTCATACTTGCGAACGGTTTTTGCTGACCTAACTCGTAGTATTTGTTTGCTTTTTTTCCGTCTATTTCGTACATTTTTTTTGTGACGTATCCTGCGACATATCTGTATGTTTCCGGCACTGCCTGTGCTATCTGTATTTGACCCATGCCCCATATTTTTTCTAGCCATTTA